CTAACGGGGGGGCTGGATGACAGAGTGTGGTCCTTTGTGTACTTTTTCGACAAACATTTTTAATTCTGAAAACTCTTTCTCATCTAATGAGTGTTCGGTCAGCACTTTGGTGACAAACTTGGGTCCATGCCCGGGAATTTTTCGATTGAAACGTTCTATCTCCCCCACTGGAACTATGTAAATGCCTATAGCCTCAAGCATGCCAATGAGTTTATCAAATTCTATAGAAGCATCACCACTAGGTAACCCAACAACTCCTGTTTGTTTTAAGATTGCCCACGATTGCCCAGTTTTCATTGCATCCTGTATGTCACTTCTATTTAACTTATCTTTCTCTGACTCTTTGATGATTTCAATTATTTTTTCTTTTATTTGTTCATTAGTATGAGGTTTAATTCCTTTACGAACAAAAGAGTCGACTATAGACCAAGTTTTCAACACATCATTTGAGTTTCCTCCAAATGCATTGACAGTATTTTCAATAAGTTTTTTATCAGAAAGGAAGTCGATGTCGAAAACTGCTTTTGTCGGAACGCCAATTTTTCTAAGAACGGAAGCTATTCCATGGATTGCGGCTTTTCCTCCGCTCGGAATATAAGATGTGTCTGGCCAGTTTTCATGCTTTTCATTTTTAATCCATTCGGCTGTATAGTTATAAAGTCTGCAATCACTGTCATCTTCACAGATGATAACTTGTTCATGGAATATACCATCTAATGCATTTGAAAATCGTAATACTGGTTTGTTCCATAATTCTTTAACTGCATCCGATTCTGCTTCGTGAATGATATTTATGTTGTCTTCTCTTTGGATTCTTAAAATCCGTATGTTTCCTTTTGTTCCCTCCAAGAAGCCTCTTAAAATATCACTGCTATGAGTGGCTACGAATAACTGACCCTGAACTTCAGAGGATAAAGTTTCCCCTAATAATTTCATCTGCGGAGGGTGTAAAAAAGCTTCTGGCTCATCAATTAATGTTACATCAAACTCTTGAGCTATTGACTCAAAAAGTATACCAGCGTAACTTTTTACCCCGTCCCCTTGTTTTTCAAGCAATGGGCTTTCCAGTAATTTATCGACGTATTCTTTGCTAATGCTCTCAACAAAACCGTCAAACTTAGGTTTTTCACCAACATGTATGGGAATGAATCGACCACCTCTGTAATTTAGAATAAGGTCTTTACCAAACGCTTTTCTAAAAATAGAACTTATTTTAGCTAAAAGATCAGGGTTGTCATAAAGGATGTGCTGCGGTTTTTTGGGATCTGTTTCAGAGTTAATATGTTCAACTTGATTACATATATTAAGTCTGTCATTTGCAGTAATGTTATTAAAAAAAAGCATATGGATATTTGATAGTTTTTGCGGGTCATTCCATGCTCGTAACCAAGATTGGTGTGCCTTCATTTTACCTAATGAATAGTAACTATCTTTATCAATCTTTGCATTGTCATTGAGGAAGCTCATAAAATTTTTAAAATCGCCAGTTTTTGTTATGTTCAACTCCTTTATGACATTACCACTATTAATAGCATCAACCGAAACTAATTCTATGATTTCTCTTAAGGTTTGAGATTTTCCGCTGTTATTTGGTCCAACAATAATGACTTTGTCATTTTTGTTGAATGTTACTGTTTGTCCACCTGAGAAAAGAATGCTCTGTATTGCTACATCAATTGGTTTGCTCATTATATTAAATCCTTATTATTTAATGGATTAAGTTTTAATGCGTCGTCTAAATGGTCTGGTGAAAAATGGGCATAGCGCATAGTCATTTTAATATCGGTATGACCTAAGATTCTTTGGAGTACAAGTATATTACCACCATTCATCATGAAGTGGCTGGCGAAGGTATGGCGTAAAACATGGGTAAGTTGCCCTGCCGGTAGTTCGATGCCTGTTCTTTCCAGAGCAGACCGGAACGCACCATAACAATCACTAAACAACCGACCTTTTTTATCATCAGGCAGAGATTCGTAGAGCTCTTTGCTGATAGGAACGGTGCGGTTTTTTCTGCCTTTCGTGTTGGTGTATGTAATTTTGTATTTCGCGAGCTGGCTTTTTCTTAGGCTCTCGGCCTCAGACCATCGTGCGCCAGTGGCGAGACAAATTCTTACCACGGTTTCTAAATCAGGATGGTCATGCCGTTTGCACTCTCCGAGCAGTTGCGCAATTTGGTCGTGAGTTAGCCAGGCCATTTCCATTTCTTCTGTGCGGAAAGGGCGCATATTTTTTAGCGGATTTTCACCCTTCCATTCCCCGAGGCGGTTTAGCTCATTGAACACCGCGCGAAAATAGGCCAGCTCAAGATTAAGCGTGCGGGGTGATACTTCTTTAACCCTGTTTGAACGGGCATATTCACCCTTTAGCCTCTTTTCACGGTAGCGGGAAAACGTCTGCGCATCGAAATCGCGTGCAAGAGGTTCGCCCATACACTCAAAAGCATGGTGCATAGCTAACTGGCGTTTTAAGCCGTCTTTCAGGGTAATGCCATGAGCGCTATACCATGAGTCAACCAGTTCTTTTAACGTGCGCCTGTCTTCCTTTTCTTCCTGCCACGGGTTTTGAACGGTGTACTGTTCAAACGCCAGCGCCTCGCCTTTGGTGGCGAATTTCTTTCTGATACGTTTGCCTTTTGCACCGTTTGGATAGAGCTCGCAAATCCAGCCGCCAGCAGGATTTTTACGGACAGTCATCAATTAACCTCGCTGTATACACCCACCACACGACCAATCATTTTGATGTCATCAATTCCGCACTCAAACGGTACTTTTCCACCGGCTACATGTAATTTTTTACCAGGCAAAACGGTTATTTCCCTAAGGCTCAATGCGCCTTCAATATCTACTAACCAAAGGCCATCAGACAAAGAGGACTCCTGCTCGATTACATAGGTGCTGTTATCGCTTTTCACAGAGGCACCCTTTTTCGGCTGCTTAGAGAAAAGCTGCTGGTCAAACGAAAGAGTACCAATATTGGTTAGTTCACCTTCACTTAATTCGAACAAAGGAAGCTCCGTTGAGTGTTGAGGTTCATTAGCAGACAGGTTTTTCTCTCCCTCACCAGTCATTAGCCATTTAAGGCTTACGCCAGTTTCAAGCGCGCAATGCACAGCAAAATCGTACGACATGTTGCCCCGCGTATAGCGGTTCTGTAAGGAACTGGCTGCGATTTTGAAGTGATTAGCTAGTTGGATTTTCTGAGTAAACCCATAAACCTCGCAGATTCTATTTAGTAACGCTTCGTTATTAAAATTGGTCTCAATCATCAAAATTAGCATTCCTGTGTTGCCAGATACTAAAATTAATATTAGTATCACTGTGAACGGTGGCAGTGAGTGGCAAACGTCGGCAAAAACTATGCACTCATTGTCTGAATGTTATCAATTTAGGAATCATGCAATATGGCTTCTGAAATCGCAATCATCAAAATCCCCGCACCAGTCGTTACCCTGCAGCAGTTTGCAGAGTTAGAGGGCGTTTCTGAGCGCACCGCGTATCGCTGGACAACTGGCGACAACCCATGCGTACCAATCGAGCAGCGTGTTATCCGCAAAGGCTGCAAAAAAGCCGGTGGCCCGATTCGTATCTACTACGCACGCTGGAAAGAAGAGCAAATGCGTAAAGCGTTGGGTCATTCCCGTTTTCAACTCGTTATCGGCGCTTAATTCACTTTATGTGAATTGGAAGGATGCAACATGTTTGATTTTCAGGTTTCCAAACATCCCCACTATGACGAAGCGTGCCGCGCTTTCGCGCAGCGTCACAACATGGCGAAGCTGGCCGAGCGTGCGGGTATGAATGTTCAGACGTTACGCAACAAGCTAAACCCGGAACAGCCGCACCAGTTCACGCCGCCTGAATTATGGCTGCTGACTGACCTGACCGAAGACTCAACCCTCGTTGATGGTTTTCTGGCACAGATTCATTGTCTGCCATGCGTACCGGTTAATGAGCTGGCTAAAGACAAATTGCAGTCTTATGTCATGCGCGCAATGCGTGAACTCGGCGAACTGGCAAGCGGTGCGGTATCTGATGAACGTCTGACCTCTGCCCGTAAGCACAACATGATTGAAAGCGTTAACGCTGGCATTCGGATGTTGTCATTGTCGGCGCTGGCGCTGCATGCGCGTCTACAGACTAATCCCGCTATGTCGAGCGTGGTCGATACCATGAGCGGTATTGGCGCATCCTTCGGGCTGATTTGAGGTGTGTATGCTGAAAAGTGAACCGTCATTCGCGTCTCTGCTCGTTAAGCAAAGCCCCGGCATGCACTACGGTCACGGCTGGATCGCAGGTAAGGACGGCAAGCGCTGGCACCCGAGCCGCTCACAGGCCGGTTTACTGGCTGGCCTCTCTACTCAAAAGCAGGGGGAATCATGGCTATCGAAGCTGTTTCCGCGACTGTTCCGCTAAAAGTGGGTGAACGTCTGGCCGGTCTCAATCATGTGGCTGAATTGCGCGCGAGATATTGGGGCGATAGCTGGAAAGAGGTTGAGCGTTTTGTCGATGATATGCGCGATAAACGTGACCCACAATGTGAAGAAAATAATCGGGCGCTGGCCGCTATTTTCTTTCTGGCAAAAATCCCTGCGGCTCGTCATGAGCTCGAATTAAGTGAGCTGACTACTGACGAGAAAAAGGCGCTTATTACAGCGATGAATCATTTTCGTGCAGTGGTGAGTTTATTTCCCAAACGGCTAACCATGCCGAATTAATCCAAACAGAAATTTAATGGCGTAAACCCGCCGGGCTTCTTATTGCCCGAAATCAGGAGAATAAATTATGCGTAATATCGTAACCCGTAGTTTTAATACAGATAGCGATGCGCTGGTCGTATTGCTGACCGATGCCAAAAAAGAAGAACGTAAAGACCGCGCGCTCGCTGTTTCCATCCGCCTTGAGGCACTGGCGATACATATCACCAAAGAGGGGATGAGCGGTATCGAAGCCGCCGAACTGCTGCGCCGTGAAGCCACTCGCTTTGAGAATGAATCACAGGAGCTGCACTAATGGCCGACGCAATGGATTTAGCACAACTGCGCGAGCAGGAAGACCGCGAACGCCACATCAGCAACGCGCGTAGCCGTATCGCTGCACCTTCCCGTTTTCTCTGCGAAGAATGTGACGCACCAATCCCGGAAGCTCGCCGCATTGCGATTCCGGGTGTGGCCTCTTGCGTAACCTGCCAGCAAATTGTCGAACTTAAATTAAAACACTATCGGGGGGCGATATGACTACCCGGCCACTAAGCCAGCTTAAGAAAGCGGCGTGTATTTGGGATAAAGCCCATCAAAGCATTTCGGCGTTTTGGCTGCGTCAGCATGCCACATCCAAACAGGATGAATGTCACCCGAAAGAATCGAAGCTACAAATTTTGAAAAAACTTCGGGAACAGCAAAAAGCTCAGTCGACATCGGTAAATGCTGGGGATTTCCAGAGCGATAAAACTCAACAGTCTGCCGAACACAGCGAGCCGACACATGAATATCTGTCGATAGTTCTTCCCAGGTCTGCCAGTCATCCTGTGGAGATACTGGGGTATCCAAATAACGTCGATTTAAAATTTGTAAGGCGTGCCGAACATGTGTTGACCATTCTTCGCGTGGTTTCCAGCTATGTGGACAATTCCACTCAATTTTCCGACCTAGCTCACGCCGACCAGCTATTGAAAGAGGTAGCCGGTCTGCTATGTGGCATTGAGTGTCAGCAAGAAAAGCATCGCAAATGCCCAGCATGTCGGATGCGGAAATGATCTTCATTGGTTCTTTCGTAGCTTCGAAAGCCGTCACCTCTTTAATCAAATCAACATAGCGGCTTTGGGTGGGATCTTCTTCAGTGAATAAAGTCATAGACACTCCTGTCTCAGCAAAGGCTACGGGTGAGATTGATTATGCCTTTGTATGGAATTTTCCAAAACAGGCAATAGCAAGCCCATACCTGACTTATGACCAACAACAACGCCGCGATCGTATGTTCGCGGCTTTGCTGCATGCGAGAAAAGTGCTTTCTCTCCAGCCCGAGTGCGTGCGCTTTGACGTTTATCGCACCGCTGCGGTGCTGGAGCAAAATCAGGGCAGTCAACGAGCCAATACCTTTTTAATCAGCTTCTTCAAAAAGGCATTGCCACGTCTTGAGCTGGTCGCAAAAAAATACGAGTGTGCAGGTATCAAAAGCAACGTATCAGCTGCTGTTTTTGGCGGTCATTTTGATACCGAGCTTATGCAATATCTGGCGTCACGCATGGTCAATATGGTTGCCAGATATAACCGTCTCCCTGATATGTCGCGCGCCGATATCGACCTTTTGGCCGCTGATATAGCAAATTTTATTCGTGCTGAACTGGCCGACATTGATGACACCGGATTTAGCGAGCTCAAAACGCTGTACACCTGGTACATGCGAGCCGGTTTCATTTCCCTGCAATTCAACGTTACCCCGCCGCATTGGGAGCGGGTGACAAAGAAATATGTCAGTGAGGATGAAATCGCCCCTGCTATAACACGCATGTTTAATGAGGTTTGGTGGCGTGGTCGCTTGCGACGCACTGCGGCAGCATGGCGCGAACACCTGCAAATTGCAGTCGGCAACGTCAGCAAGAAACGACACGCCTACGCGAGTAAAAACTGCGTTACTGACTGGCGCGAGCAGAAGCGCCGCACGCGTGAATTTCTCAAGGGGCTGGATCTCGAAGACGAAGACGGCAACCGCATCAGCCTGATTGACAAATATGATGGCTCGGTCGCCAACCCAGCGATACGTCGCTGCGAGCTGATGACCCGCATCCGTGGGTTTGAAAATATCTGCAATGAGCTCGGATACGTCGGGGAGTTTTACACCCTCACTGCACCGTCTAAATATCACGCCACGACTAAAGCGGGATACCGTAACAGCAAATGGAACGGTGCCAACCCGTCGGACACGCAGAGCTATCTCACCGGCCTTTGGGCGCGCATTCGCGCCAAGCTGCACCGGGAAGAAATCCGCATTTTTGGCATACGTGTTGCCGAGCCTCATCACGACGGGACGCCGCACTGGCACATGCTTATGTTCATGTTGCTGGAAGACGTCGAGCGCGTGCGCCTCATCATTCGTGATTATGCGTGGGAGGAAGACCGCAATGAACTGAGAAGCGATAAAGCCAAAAAAGCGCGCTTTCATGCCGAGGCCATTGACCCGGAAAAAGGCAGCGCTACTGGCTATGTTGCTAAATACATTTCAAAAAATATCGACGGCTATGCTCTTGATGGTGATACCGATGACGAAAGCGGTGAGCTGCTGAAAGAGACAGCCCCCGCTGTATCAGCATGGGCGGCGCGCTGGCACATCCGTCAGTTTCAGTTTATCGGCGGTGCGCCGGTGACGGTCTACCGTGAATTGCGTCGTCTCGCCGATACCGAGACCGCGCACGGTCTGAGCGTTGAATTTGCCGCCGTTCATGATGCCGCTGACGCCGGTGACTGGGCTGGTTACGTTAATGCGCAGGGTGGCCCGTTTGTCCGTCGCGATGATTTGCAGGTGCGCACGCTGTATGAACCGCGCGCCGAGTTTAATCAGTATGGCGAGAAAACTGTCTGCATCCGTGGCGTTTACGATTCCGCTGTCGGTGCTGGTACCCCGATTTTAACCCGGCTAACGCAGTGGAAAATTGTGCCGAAGCGTGCCGTTGATTTGGCCGTTGACGTTAAGGGCGCTCCTGCGCCCTCTCGGAGTTCTGTCAATAACTGTACGGGAAGCGAAAGCGATCCACCGATGCTCGATTTAACAAAGCCTCTGAGTCGGCGTGAAAGACGAGAACTGACTAACCGACTCAGGAAGCAAAAGCCAGCAATACGGCGAAAATTCATCCACGGCACGGATGAGCAAAATGCAGCTATAGAGAAAACAATCGACGAGATACATCTGACAACCGGCATTAATATTAGCCGGGGTGAAGCCCTGCACCTGATGACCGGTGGTAAAAGTTGTTTTGACGGCAAATGGCTACGCGGAACGGCTAAAGGAGAGATTTTTTCTACCTCTCCATCATATCAAGAAAAGGCTAGGAAAATCCTTAAACGTGTCGCGACGCTGGCTAGTTCTGGCGGAAGAGAGTAGCGCTAATGCCATCGTTATCATGTACATACAATGTAATGTTGTTTTATTTTCCTTTCCCCATTTTACCGATACGTGCTACTGTATGTTTATACAGTATCTCTTGATGGGGGTTATGTGGATAGAGAGTTGAACAATCACGTTATGATCGAGCGGGTCGAAATGATTGCGCGTCTGACGGCAGAAGGTACTTGTCAGGAAAGAGATCGTGAAATCGCATTGAATTTGATTGCGGAGATTGCGAGAGGCAACCTAATGAAAAATAATAATTTTTCCGTGGTATTTTCTGCTAGCTATATCAAACAGAAGTAATTTTTGTTTAAATTTCCCACAATAAGCACTCTGAAACGATTTCAGAGTGCTTATTAGTAGGGTCTAAAAGGTGAAGTTCTCAACTGTAGAAAAAATCTCGTCGAATATTTCTTCTGAAAAAGTAATCGAACCGTTGGCATTTACTTCCAGGGACTCATTGCCAGTTTTACTTTTTACATTAAGCTTGGCTTTATCAATGGTAAATTTTGCATTTTTGAAAATATGCCTAATCTCATCAATAGCATCACTCGAAGACTCAAGTTCTAGAATCCCAGATGTATGCTTGTTGAAAGTTAAATCTTTCAATTTTGCTTTATGCACCTGAACTTTTTCGAATTGAGGTGTGAGATGTTTAATGAAATCATCAATCCTTATAGTGAGATTCGAAATATTGAAATCAGATTTCGTTAGTTTAATTATATTGGATATAAAGCTTTTGATGCTTCTTGGTGGAGACTCAATAATTAATAAGAATTTATTATTACGCGTTCTACAAAACCAAAAGTTAAATTGGATGTATTTGAAATGCTCAAATTCAGTTTCATTCCCATATGGATCAGTGATTATTTCCCGCACTTCAATTTTTTCGATGTATTTTGATGATATAAAACTATCTTCGTATGTGTTAATGCTAAAACCCCACCCTTTTTCACTGTCAAAAGGAGAGCTAATGATAGATGCATATAGCTTATCAAGTCCCGCAGGGTAGTTGGCATTAAACCATTTTGTTTTCATAGCAACTCCTTTTATTATTCAGTGACAACCTCAAGGGTATGAGAGGCAATTATTTTTCCAGAAATAGCTCGGGCTGTGTTTTCTATAGATAATAATAACACACTCTCTTTTTCTTTATCCACATTTTGACGATAGGTATATTCATTGACTTTTTTATATTTATATAAACCGCGAACGAGGTAAGAAAATAATTTGCAATTGTCTGCGTCCACAAATTGTGCTTCAAATTCATATTTATCTGAATCTTTGAAACCTTCTATAACGGAGTTCCAAACAATTTTGGTAATGTAAAACCCTTTGCTTAATAATTCTTTTAGCTCTGGAGATTCTAATACGCCACGACCTTTTAATGAGGCTTTAGATATGTGATAACCAGTATCAATGACAGTATCATCGTCTTCGTCATCATCTGCTTCGCTATCTTCTTTAGGGTGTTTTTTTGCTTCTAAAATAGGATGGGTGACATAAACATCAGAAACATCTATGCATTTATAATTATGCATGCTGACAATAAGTTCCTTAAAGAAATTACTTCTCTCTGTGGGGTCTTTAACGGTCTCAAGAGAAATTTCCTCAAGCGTGGCTTGATCTTCTTTATTATTTTCTTTGATTTTTTCAATGAGGCGATCATTGAAATCTCTAGCCTTGGTATTTTGTGGGAATCGAGTAATGTATTCCCCTGCTTCATTTATGTCGATTTGAATTTTTGCTTCGCGAGATGATGATTGTCGGAATTCGCTCATTTTATAGTCTAATTTCACATATTTCACTGATACTTCGAACCCTTTTTCAGTGAAAGTTATATTTGTGATGTCACCTTCTTTTTGTAGGTCTTCGCAAATAGACTTAAGACTTGCTTCCATTTCATCCTTTTTTATTGTGGTGTTGACAATGTTTATTGATAACTTCTCTCTTCTTCCTACAGAGCCCAAAATTTCAGAAAGATATTCGAAGTCATAATATCCATGATAGTTTTTTGAAAAATCCAATGCTAAGGCTTTTCGCTTTGTCTCTTTGGATATAATAATGCCTCTTTTGAAAAACAGGCTTTTCATATCTTCATGGGTAACTTTTGTTTGATTAAGAGCATCAAACATTGCTTTATCATTTACACTATATAAACCGATTTTCATTATTATCGCTCCCAACCAATCTCAACTGAACTAAAGCGAGGTTTTGTAAATTCCACTTGATGGAAATCAATTGCGTTTATTATTTTTTGTTTGTGCTCATCAAATCCCCACTCTTTAGAGTATGTTTGTTTGGCTCGCATAAAAATACCACGTACATCTTTGTAAATGTTTGGGTGGACAATCCTTATTCTTATTTTTTCATTGCCATCCAGTAGTTGATATTTTGAAAGTGTGTCTAAAATGTAAACGAACTCTAACTCATTTTTTCCTTCGCCGTTATAATAGACCACATATCCATGATCATAGGTTTTTTCCCACTTTTCCGTATCTTCATTACAGTGCTTTACATCATTGTGCTTAATGATGAGAAATGGGCCGGTAAGTAATTCAACTGTCGCTGGGTGGTCTTCGGGCGAACCACTAACCTTATGTAGCGATAAATCAGGATAAAAAAACTGATAGTTTCTACCGAGTGGAAACTCTCTCTTATGGCTCAACTGAGATAAGTCAGAGGTTATGGATTGGAGGTAATTAATAGTTCTTGGCTCAATAATATGTATTTTTTGGCCCTGTTTTAAAGGTATGTTATCAAGATTTATACCGCGCTGCACTTTATCAGTCTCTGATGCGTGAGATTGATAAAATATATCATAAAAGCACTGGTCAAAATCTCCATCATGATTATAAACAAATAGCATTCCTCTGAATTCAGAAGACCCACTTTGATAAGAGTATCGATCTTTCCATTCTTTACTGCCTTCGGCGCAATCAATCGAATTTGCTAGTGATACCAACGCCTTACGCATCGAAGTTGAAGATATTGAACCTTTAACATAGCTCTTTAAATCAGTATTTAAAAAGATAGTTCTATTTAAGTAAGGATCTTTGTAGGAAAAGACAACATCTGTCGGGTGAGTTCCTGCTTTAGTCTTATGCTGTTCAGTCTTCATGCATGGAAAGTTCTCATTAGTTGAACCAACGAGCTCCCATTTGAACCATTTAAATAAATCAGAAGAAATTTTTTCTGCCATTGCTGAAATGTTTTGTGTTTCACCTGCCATGGAAAGTCACCTATTTTTTTTGATAAGTCCCTAGATTGTCAGACGACTGCCTGACCCTATGAATGCTACGAGAAAGGCATGACAAATCGATCATTATCATAATCTTAATTTCTTTGCATTATCTTGCATGACAATGCATGCGTTTTTTCGACTACGATCAGCAATCTCAATGCAGGTAGCTTATGGCATTAAGCTGAAATGCAAATGCATTAAAACCGACACATAAAGCGGGCAGGCGAGGCGGGGATAGCACTGCGCGCTAGAGCGTGTATTTAATTTATTATTTTTTCCGCGAGCGCGCGGCGCTGTCGCGTTTTTTCGGGTGCGGTATTGTACCGGGGCGGGTTCGTTCAGTCGGGGCGCAGGATGCGCGGGAGAGCGTCAGAAAGGGGGCGTAAAAAAGCCGCCCGGAGGCGGCGCCATATCGTTAATCTTCAATATTCAGCGAGTAGTCCCGAAAACGGATCACCTCCTCGCCTGACCAGTCATTAATCTCTTTAAATCGCTCCTGCAACGGAGTCAGCTCGTTACGCACAAACACCTGTGCCGCTTTCACCACATCCCCGAAACCGCCGGTATTATTCGGCATCATCCCCATAAGCTGGGGCGGTACGCGGTGCGCGCTTAACAGGTCACCCTCGCTGACCTTTTTGATATTAAAAAAGTCATCTTTGGTCGCCACTTCGCTGAGCGGGATAATCTTGATCCCGTCTGGTTTTCCGCTGGGTGCGTAGAAAAACAGGTTTTTAAAATTCCCCAGGCCTTTTGAGTTACGCATCGCGTCGCGCATTGCCTCAACATCGGTACTGCTCTGGGCGGCGTCGGTCACGTACATGATGTAACCGGCGTGCGCGCCGTTCTGGTAATACTTGCGACGGTACAGGGTCGCCGACTCGTTAAGCCAGGCCGAGTTAAGCGCGCTGAGATATTCCGGCATCCCGTAAATTTCCTGGTTAATGTCCGGCTCCATCAGGTGAAACACCGAACCGTTTTCAAAGGGGTGCGGCTGAATGAATGACGGCACCCACCAGTAATCCCCCTCGACCACGCCGCGCCGGGTGTATTTGGCCGGTGAGGTTTCAAGCTTCATCACGCGGCCCGTGGCGCTTCTGCGCTTTTCTAAAAACGCATTCCCGAACACTAAAAAATCCAGCACAAAGCGGCTAAAATCCTGCTGTGATAACAGCGGGTGCGGGACAAATGTCGAGGCCAGAATGTTACGCTTCACGTAAATCGGCGAGCTGTGGTGAACGGCGGCGCGCAGGCTTTTGGCAAGGCCCGTAAAGCTCACCGGCGGCTCGTACCATTTGCCGTTACTGATACATTCCACGTAATCCAGAATATCCCGGCGATCGAGCACCGGCGAGGGTTCGCCGAAGGTGAACGCCTCCATTTTTGGCGCGTCGGCTGTAGTTCGGTTTACCGCTTTTGACTGCTGCGGCCTGCGGCTTTTTCGTTTGGACATCAGTTAAACTCCAGAATGGAAGATGCCGCCATGCCGCTGCCGGCACTGAGCGGTTCGTTAATTAATACGTGCATGGTCGCCCAGGCTAAATCCGCGTGGCTGGCCTCCTCGGTGCGGCTGGCCTCATAGGTGGCGCTGCGCCCGCTGCCGGTCATGGTTTTGCGGATCGACATAAACGACTGCGTGATGTCGGTTGCGCCGACGTCATACTCCAGACAGCCGCGCGCAATGGTGTCTTTGGCTTTCAGCACCATCGCGGTTTTGACTTCCGGCGTGTAGCGGATTTCACGCGCTGCCGGGAAAAACGAGCGCACAAGCTGGTAAACACCCTGGCCGAGGCCGGTCGCGTCAATGCCGATGTACTCGACGTGGTATTTCAGGGTCAGGTCGCGGATGGCGTTGGCCTGGGCGGCGAAGTCCATCCCTTTCCACTGGTGACGCTCCAGAATGCGGAATTTGCCGCCGGTAACCAGTGGCGGCGCGATAACCACGCACCCGGCACTGTCGCCGCGCAGCGAGGGGTCGTAACCAATCCAGACAGTACGCTGCCCGAATGGCCTGTCGGCGAACGGCGCGAAGTCCTCCCACACCTCCAGACTGTCGACCATGCAGCGCTGGAGCTCCTCGAACGGGAACACCGACGCCTTGTCGTCAACAAACTCGCACATAAACAGGTTGCGGAAATCATCGGTGCTGTTTTCCTGTTTCAGCGTGTCCAGGTCAAACAGGGTACAGCCGCGCGCGAGCGCGTCCTCAATGGTGACAATCTGCCGCCACTGACCATCCGCGCACAGCACCCCACCGGCGAGCGCGGTATGTGAAATATCGATATCCACGCGCTCACTGGCGCTGGCGCGGCCCTTGTTGAACAACTCGCCAGACCAGAACGGATACGCGCCGTGACCGAGCGAGGAGGGGGTCGAAAAGTAGGTCGTGCGCAGGTGCTTTTGTGAGGCCATGCCGGAAGCGACTTTACGCAGGCGCTGGAAATTCGGTATCCAGAAAATCTCATCGACATACAGGTCGCCGTTATGGCTCTGCGCGGTGTTGGAGTTGGTGCCGAGAAAAATCAGTTTTGCCCCGTTGTTTCCGATGACCACCGGGTCGCCGGTCAGGTCGACATCGACCAGGCGGGCAAAGGCGATGATGTATTCGCGGAACACATACGCCTGGGTTTTACTGGCTGATAAAAATATCTGGTTGTTACCGGTTTTCAGGGCGCGCAGTAACGCCTCGCGGGCGAAATAAAACGTCGCGCCAATCTGGCGGGATTTCAGGATATTGCGGATACGATGCGCCAGCCCGGCGCGGTGCCAGTTGAGCTGGTATTCGAATGACTCATCAAAAAAAATCTCTTCGAGTTTTTCGATAGCCTCGTCGCTGAAAAAGTTCTTTTTCGGTTTGCGACGCTCACCCTTGTTGCGGTTCGCCACGTTCGGATTTAAATCCGCCTCGTTACCGCTCTGGCCATAGCGGTTTACCCTGGCGAGCCGCTCCATCTGACGAGATAAAAAATCCGCGACCTTAAAGTCATGCGCGGTTAGTTCCGGCTTGGCGTAAAGCTGGATGAGCCGCGCCTCTAACGTGCTTTCAACCCGGTTTAATGGCGCGGTTAAGTCCCATTCATCGCGCTGCTTCCAGCTCTGAACGGTCGGTCGTTTGGTCTGCAACATTTCAGCGATTTGCGGCACGGAGAAGCCCTGCCAGTACAGGAGCGCCGCCTGTCGTCGTGGATCATGTAACAGCGTGGTGTCGGTGGTGATGGTCATGAATGCCTCGCCTTAATGGATTCAGGGCAAGGCTACTTAAGCGCGTTCAGCGATTCGCTAGGGCGCTGTTGTGTGGGGGATAAGCCATCCGGGTTTGATGGCGGGGGCGGGGCGGTGTCGGGAAACTAACCCCGACCTAACCGTGAACCTTCACCAACAATCAGGACTCCTGACGATGGCAAAAAAAGTTTCAAAATTCTTCCGTATCGGCGTTGAGGGCGACACCTGCGACGGTCGCGTTATCAGCGCCACGGATCTCCAGGAAATGGCCGCCAGTTTTGACCCGCGCGTCTACGGCTGTCGTATCAACCTCGAACACCTGCGCGGTATTTACCCTGACGGTGCGTTTGGCCGTTACGGCGATGTGGTCGAGCTTAAGGCGGAACAGATTGAAGACGATTCCGCGCTTAACGGTAAATGGGCGCTGTTCGGGAAAATCGCCCCGCTCGACAACCTGGTCGACATGGTGAGCAAGGGCCAGAAAGTTTACACCTCAATGGAAATCCAGCCGAATTTTGCCAATACCGGCAAATGCTATCTGGTTGGTCTCGCCGTCACTGACGATCCGGCAAGCCTCGGCACCGAATACCTGGAATTCTGCCGCACGGCGAAAACTAATCCGCTTAACCGCTTTAAAACCAGCCCGGAAAACCTGATTTCTGTCGCCACCCTGGCGGAGCTGGAATTTGAAGACCAGCCGGAAAACGTGTTCGCGAAACTGAGCGACACCGTTAAAGCCATTTTTGGCCGTAAGCAGGCCAGCGACGACGCCCGTTTTGCTGACGTGCATGAAGCCGTGACGGTGGTCAGCGAGCACGTCCAGACCAGTCTCAGCGCCACCGAACAGCGCCTGACAGAAATGGAAATCGCCATTTCCACGTTTAAGCAGGACGTGACCCGCCAGACCGGGGAAGTCAGCGAGCAGTTTAACGCACTGAAAACCTCACTCGACCACACCGAAAGCCAGCATCAGCCGCGCCGTAAACTGAGCACCGGCGGCGGTGGTGACGAAATGCTGACGAACTGCTGACCGGCGTTATCAGGTCAGTGCAGTAAAACCCGTTTAACTTTTTTCAGGAATCACCATGCGCCAAGAAACCCGCTTTAAATTTAATGCCTACCTGTCCCGCATCGCCGAGCTGAACGGTATCGACGTCGGCGACATCGACAAAAAATTCAGCGTTAACCCGTCCGTCACTCAGTCGCTGATGGACACCGTGCAGGAGTCGTCCGACTTCCTGACCCGCATCAACATCGTGCCGGTGAATGAACTGAAGGGCGAAAAGGTCGGCGTGGGTGTGACCGGCTCCATTGCCAGCACCACCGACACCGCTGCCGGTAATGAGCGCCAGACTCAGGACTTTACGCAACTGGAGTCCAACAAATACGAATGCGATCAGGTCAACTTTGATTTCCACATTCGTTACAAGACACTTGACCTGTGGGCGCGCTTTCAGGATTTCCAGTTGCGTATCCGTAACGCCATCATCAAGCGTCAGGCGCTGGATTTCATCATGGCGGGCTTTAACGGTGTACGCCGTGCGCCCACCTCAGACCGCGCCGCTAACCCGATGTTGCAGGATGTCGCCGTAGGCTGGTTGCAGAAATACCGCACCGAAGCCCCGGCCCGCGTCATGAGCAACGTCACCGATGAAGAGGGCGCGGTGGTATCTGCCGTGATCCGCGTGGGTGAGAACGGTGATTACGCCAACCTCGACGCGGTGGTAATGGATGCCACCAACAACCTGATCGCGCCGTGGTATCAGGAAGACCCCGATCTGGTGGTGATTGTTGGCCGCCAGTTGCTGGCCGATAAATATTTCCCGCTCGTTAACCAGACCCAGGCAAATACCGAAATGCTGGCCGCTGACGTGATTGTCAGTCAGAAGCGCATCGGTAATTTACCGGCGGTGCGTGTGCCGTTCTTCCCGGCGGATGCGATGCTGATCACCCGCCTGGATAACCTGTCCATCTACTTTATGGACGAAAGCCATCGTCGCGTGATCGAGGAGAACGCGAAGCGCGACCGCGTGGAAAACTACGAATCAATGAACATTGATTACGTGGTTGAAGACTACGCCGCCGGTTGCCTGGTGGAAAACGTCAAGGTCGGCAAATTCGCAGCGGAAAACGGCGGAGCGTAACCCATGACGAGCCCCGCACAGCGTCACATGATGCGGGTCTCGGCCATCAGCACTGCGCAGCGGGACGATAACCCGCTGCGCCATGCAACCGCCTATGAGCAGATGCTGGTTAAGCTGGCCGCAGACCAACGCACGTTAAAAACCATTTTTTCGACTGAGCTTAAGGCCGCGAAAAAGCGTGAGCTGTTGCCGTTCTATGCGCCGTGGGTCAGCGGTGTGCTGACGGAGGGTAAAGGCACCCAGGACGACATTCTGATGACGGTCATGCTGTGGCGTCTCGATGCCGGTGACATTGCCGGTGCGCTGGATATCGCCCGCTATGCCCTGCGCTATGGCCTGACCATGCCGGGCAAACACAAACGCACCCCTGCGTATTTGTTCGCCGAGGAGGTGGCACTTGCCGCCATGCGCGCACTGGCCGCCGGTGAGCCGGTCGACGTGGCGCTGCTGCATGACGCGATTGCGCTGACGGATACTGCCGACATGCCCGACCCGGTACGCGCGAAGCTGCACAAAATCACCGGTGTGGTGTTACGTGACGGCGGCCAGCCTGCCGACGCCCTTGCTCACCTGGAACGGGCGATGCAGCTCGACCGGCTCGCCGGGGTGAAAAAGGACATCGAACGGCTGACACGCGAGCTGCGACCGAAGCCTGACATCACAGCGAAAAAGGCCACCACGCGGGCGCGTAAGCCGAAAATCGCGACGCCTGCGAAACGTGGCCGCCCGAAAAAAATCACCAGTTAACAGAATGCGCCCCGCGCCGGGCGGCACGTCGGCAAAGGCGGTTTTAACCTCACCTGACACCGGCGTCCACCGCCCACCCTTTTAAAAGGTAGTCATGATGACGCTGATTATTAACAAGAACGAACCGCACGGCAGCACAGTGATTGTCCCGCCACCGGCGGGCGACGAACCGGTGATTAAAAACACCTTCTTCTTTCCTGATATCGATCCGGTTCGGGTGCGCGAACTGATGCGCCTGGAACAGACCGTGCCCCCGGCCCGGCTGCGAAGCGCCATCAAGACCGGTATCGCGGAAACCAACGCGGAGCTGTACGAGTGGCGGGCGCTGCAAATCGCCGCAGGCTTTACGCAGCTTGCCGATGTACCGGCGGAGAAAATCGACGGGGAAAGCGAGCGGGTTTTCCACTACCTGAGCGCGGTCTGTGCGATGACCACCGCCACCCTGTACGAGCGTTATCGCGGCGTGGATGCGAGCGCAAAAGGCGACAAGAAAGCCGACAGCATCGACACCACCATCGACGATTTATGGCGCGACATGCGCTGGTCGGTGGCGCGCATCCAGGATAAACCGCGCTGCATTGTGAGCCAGATATGAAGGTTTACGCAGAGCAGGGTGACACTCTCGACCAGATTTGCGCCCGCCATTACGGGCGCACGTCCGGGGTCGTTGAGACGGTGCTCCTGGCTAATCCGGGTCTGGCTGAGCTCGGGGCGCTGCTGCCACACGGCACCGCCGTCGATCTCCCTGATGTTCAACCCTCGCCGGTCGCGGAGACCGTCAACCTGTGGGACTGACAATGGAAAAATTCACCACGTTTATCACCTACTGGCTGTCGGTGTTGCTTGCCTGGTTCGGCACCCAGACCCCGGAGCGTTTCGCCTTCTGGGTCGGTGCGGCCTGCGCCATCTTCACCGCGCTGGTTAACTTCTGGTATCGCCGGAAAACCTTTCGTTATCTCACAGAGATGCGCATCGACAAGGAGGTGACCCGTGAAATCATTCGTTAAACGTTGCAGTGTGGCCGCCGTGCTGGCGCTGGCCGCACTGGTGCCCGACTTTCGTCTGCTCCATACCTCGCCGGAGGGTCTGGCACTGATTGCCGACCTTGAGGGATGCCGTCTGCGTCCCTACCAGTGCAGCGCGGGCGTATGGACATCGGGCATCGGCCACACTGCGGGGGTCGCACCCCGGCGTGACATCACCGAGCGCGAGGCGGCGGCGAACCTGGTCGCGGATGTACTGAACACCGAGCGGCGTCTGGCAGTCTGCGCGCCGGTGAAGATGCCGCAGCCGGTTTACGACGCGCTGGTCAGCTTCGCCTTTAACGTCGGCACCGGCGCGGCCTGTCGCTCGACGCTGGTCGGCTTTATCAACCGTCAGCAGTGGGCGCAGGCGTGTGATCAGCTTTCGCGCTGGGTGTACGTCAGCGGCGTGAAAAACAAAGGACTGGAAAACCGCCGCGCGCGAGAGCGGGCCTGGTGCCTTAAGGGGGCGTCATGAAAACGTTAGTGGTACTGCTGGTTCTGGCCGTGCTGGCCGGGCTGTGGCTGCATCATGAAAACGGCAAACTTGCCCGGTCATTTGACAGGGCGAACCGCGTCGCCGGTGAGCTGAAAAACACGGTCGGGATGCTGAAAAACCAGCTTAACGTCGTGGCCGCCAGGGCAGAAAAAAACGAACGGGCGCAGGTGGATTTGCGCCAGAAACTGGCCGCCGCCGGTGACCGGGCGGTGAGGCGTGAGCAGACCATCACGAGGTTACTTAATGAAAATGAAGCCTTTCGCCGCTGGTACAGCGCTGATTTGCCTGATGCTGTGCGCCGGGTGCACCACCGCGCCGCCTGCACCTCCGCCGGTAGTTGTCTGGAACGCCTGCCCGGCGGTGAGCCTGTGCCCGATGCCGGGGAGCGATCCGCGCAGTAACGGCGATTTAAGCGCCGATATCCGTAACCTTGAGCGCGCGCTGGAGAGCTGCGCGCAACAGGTTGAAGCCGTCAAACAGTGCCAGGACGATTTACATGCTGAAGCCCGACAGTCTGCGCAAAACCCTAACTGATGCGGTGCCGGTACTGCGTACTAATCCCGATATGCTGCGCCTCTATGTGGATAACGGCCAGATCGCCTCCACGCTTGCGACGTCGCTGTCATTTGAGAAGCGATACACGCTTAACGTGGTGGTGACGGACTTCACCGGCGAGCTGGATTTGCTGCTTGTCCCGGTGCTGGCGTGGCTGCGTGAGCATCAGCCCGACATCATGACCACCGACGAGGGGCGAAAAAAGGGCTTTACGTGGATTGCGGATATCAACAATGACAGCTCCGTCGATATTAGTATCAGCCTGATGCTGACCGAGCGCACCCTGGTGAAACAGGTCGACGCGGCGCTGCATATCGACAATATCCCGGAACCGGCGCCGCCGGAGCCGGTCACGCGCCCGATGGAGCTCTGGATGCGTGACGAACTGGTGAGTAAATGGGATGAGTGAATTAAATCCGTTTGAGGACAGGCTCGCCGCGCTGATTGCTGCACTGTCACCGGCGGGGCGTCGCAATCTCAGCGCTGAAATTGCGAAGACCCTGCGCCAGCAACAGCAACAACGGATTAAGGCCCAGCGCGCACCGGATGGTACACCCTATGCGCCGCGTCAGCCGCAGACCATCAGGGGGAAAAAGGGCCGGGTTAAGCGCGAGATGTTCGCAAAGCTGCGCACCAGTCGCTATATGAAAGCCGTAGCAGACGAAAGCGCGGCGGCGGTGGCGTTTACCGGGAAGGTGCAGCGTATCGCGCGGGTTCACCAGTACGGGTTAAAAGACCGGCCCGCCCCGAACCGTGACGTTGTGGATTATCCGGCGCGCCCGCTCCTGGGCTTTTCTGAGTCTGACCGGCAGATTATTGAAACTGCCATCATTCATCATCTTGCCGGGTAGTTGTGCCATGAATGACAAAACCCGCCCACATTGCCGCCGGATCTGCCCGGCGGCATCCTTTCCGCTATGAACACACTTTCAACTCTCCAGGAACTCGCCCGCGCACTGCGCAACATGGTACGCACCGGCGTCATTGTCGAAACCGACCTTAAGGCCGGTCGTTGCCGTGTGCAGACTGGCGGCATCTATACAGACTGGCTCCAGTGGCTGACGCACCGGGCCGGGCGCTCGCGTACATGGTGGGCTCCCTCCGTGGGCGAGCAGGTGCTGATCCTCGCCATCGGCGGCGAGCTGGACACCGCGTTTGTGCTGCCCGCCATCTTTTCCGCTGACCACCCCGCGCCGTCAGCCTCGGCTGATGCCTGGCATGTGTCGTTCCCGGATGGTGCCGTGATGGAGTACGAGCCGGAAACCGGCGCGCTGACCGTCAGCGGGATTAAAACCGCCGACGTCACTGCGTCAGAATCCATTACCGCAACCGTGCCGGTGGTAATGGTGAAAGCGGCAACACGCGTCATGCTCGACACGCCGGAGGTGGTCTGCACCAACAAGCTGATAACCGCGACGCTTGAGGTGCAGAAAGGCGGAAAGATGAGCGGTGACATTGAGCATACCGGCGGGGCGTTTACGTCCAACGGTGTGCAGGTTGATGACCACGATCACGGCGCTGTGCAGCGTGGTGGAAGCTGGACGGAGGGCACACGATGACCGCACGTTATCTCGGAATGAACCGTAACACCGGACAGGCCATTACGGATGCGGATCACATCAGTCAGAGCGTCGGCGATATCCTGCGCACCCCTGTCGGGTCGCGGGTAATGCGCCGTGATTATGGTTCGCTGTTATCCGCCATGATTGACCAGCCTCAGACCCCCGCGCTGGGGCTGCAAATCAAAGTGGCGTGTTACATGGCGCTGCTGAAATGGGAGCCGCGCATCACGCTGACGACTGTTACCACCGAACGCCAGTTTAACGGAAAGATGATTGTTACCCTGGAAGGTCAGCTTAAGGACACCGGCGAGAGCCTTTCATTAACCCTGCCTGTGAGTTAATACCATGCCGATTATCGACCTGAGTCAGCTACCCGCGCCGGATGTGGTTGAAGTGCCTGACTTCGAGACCATTCTTGCGGAGCGAAAAGCGACCCTGATTTCCCTGTTTCCCCCGGAGCAACAGGAAGCTGTCGCGCGTGTGCTGGCACTGGAGTCCGACCCGCTGACCAAATTCCTGGAAGAAAACGCCTACCGCGAAGTGCTCTGGCGTCAGCGGGTCAACGAGGCGGCGCTGGCGACCACGCTCGCCTTTTCCGAAAGCGCTGACCTTGATGTGATGGCCGCGAACAATAACACCAGGCGGCTGACCATCACCCCGCCGGATGAGTCCACCATCCCGCCGACACCGGCGGTCATGGAATCCGATACCGATTTTCGCCTGCGCGCCCAGCAGGCATTTGAAGGGCTTTCCGTGGCGGGGCCGGTGGGTGCGTATGAGTACCACGGGCGCAGCGCCGACGGGCGTGTCGCGGATATTTCTGTGGTCAGTCCGACTCCGGCCTGCGTGACCATTACCGTGCTGTCGCGTGAGGGAGACGGCACGGCCAGCACTGACCTGCTTTCCGTGGTGGAGAAAGCCCTTAACGCCGAAGACGTCCGACCGGTGGGTGACCGGGTGACCGTGCAGAGCGCCGTCATGGTGCCGTACCGGGTGGACGCGACGCTGTATTTTTACCCCGGCCCGGAGTCCGAGCCTGTGCGCGAGGCCGCAGAAAAGCGCCTTAAGGAATACATCAGCGCCCAGCACCGGCTCGGGCGTGACATCCGCCGGTCTGCCATTTATGCCGCGCTGCATGTTGAGGGGGTGCAGCGGGTGGAGCTGACGGCCCCGGCGGCTGACATCGTGCTCGCTAAACACCAGGCATCTTATTGTACGGATTACACCATCAGCGCAGGGGGTACAGATGAGTAATGGTCGCCTGTTACCCGTCGGCTCCTCGTTACTGGAAGTGGCCGCCGCGCAGGCCGCCGCAGACATCATGCGGGTGCCGGTGCCGCTGCGCACCCTGTGGAATCCGCAGACCTGCCCGGTCGCGCTGTTGCCCTATCTGGCCTGGGCGCTGTCGGTTGACCGCTGGGACTTTAACTGGCCGGAAGTCACTAAGCGCAGCGTTATCGCCGCCTCGTTTTATGTCCATCAGCACAAGGGCACCATCAGCGCATTACGGCGCGTGGTGGAGCCGCTCGGTTATCTGATTGAGGTGCGGGAGTGGTGGCAGCTCAACGAGGAGCCGGGCACGTTCCGCCTGGTGGTCGGGGTGCTTGATACCGGCATCACTGATGAGATGTATCAGGAGCTTGAGCGGCTGATTGATGACGCGAAACCGGCCAGCCGTCACCTGACCGGCCTCGCCATCAGCCTGAGCACATCCGGCGATATTGTCACGGGAGCCGGGTGTTATGACGGCGATGCGCTGACGGTTTACCCCTACACACCGGCGGCGATTGTGGTCGGTGGTGATTTTTACCCGGCCTCGGCCATTCATCTTATCGATAACCTGAGAGTGAACGCATGACCGCGAAATATTTTGCAATTCTGACAAGCCAGGGCGCGGCAAAACTTGCGAACGCGACCGCGCTTGGCACCCGATTAAACCTGACACAAATGGCGGTCGGTGACGGTAACGGCGCGTTACCCACGCCTGACCCGGCTCAGACCCGGCTCATTAACCAGAAGCGTATCGCGCCGCTGAATATGCTGAACGTCGACCCGGAAAACACCAGTCAGATTATTGCCGAGCAAATCATTCCGGAGAATGAGGGCGGTTTCTGGATACGTGAAATTGGTCTCTATGACGATGCCGGTATCCTGATTGCCGTGGCAAACTGCCCGGAGACGTATAAACCGCAGCTCCAGGAGGGCAGCGGGCGTACCCAGACCATCCGCATGATCCTTATTGTGTCAAACACGGAAGCGGTAACCCTGAAAATTGACCCGGCGGTCGTGCTGGCAACCCGTAAATACGTTGATGATAAGGTCATTGAGGTTAAGGCGTATGCCGACAGTCTGATGGCGGCCCATCTCGCGGCGGCAAATCCGCATAACCAGTACGCGCCGAAAGCCTCCCCGGCCCTGACCGGGACGCCTACCGCGCCGACGCCGGTTAAAACGGATAACACAACCAAACTTGCCACCACGGCACATGTGAAACAGGTTGCGGCGGATTATGCGCCGCTGGCAAACCCGGCGCTGACCGGTAAACCCACCGCCCCGACCGCGGCGCAGACGTCAAACGACACGCAGCTCGCGACCACGGCATTTGTCAAAGCGGCACTGGCTGCACTTGTGGATTCCTCACCGGCAGCGCTCGACACACTGAACGAACTGGCCGCCGCGCTGGGTGACGATCCCAACTTCGCAGCTACCATGACGACAGCGCTTGCCAAAAAAATGGATAAAGCCAGCAACGGGGCGGATATTCCAGACGTGGCGGCGTTTCTCGCAAACCTTGGTTTAAAAGAGATTGCTCTCGCTGGCGTTATGAGCGCTGTTTTATCAGATGGTGGAAGGTTGACACTGCCCGTCATTATTAATGGCACCCGTCGCGAATTGCTTATTCAGTGGGGACAAATGCCCTGTTCAAACCTGGCAACAACCACAACGGCATTCCCGGTGCCGTTTCCTTCTGCCTGTCTGAAGGTTGTGGGGTGGGGTTATCAGGTTGCCGGGTCAATACAGGCGTATGCCGTGTTGAATGGTTTTAACCGCAACAGTTTTACATGGAATGCCTTTTATGCTGCGGCGGGTTCTGCTCCATCGCTGGCTACGACAGCCGCCGTTAACATCCATTATATTGCTATAGGGTATTGATATGAGTTACATCTTTTCAGCCAATGATAACGCTTTTTACCCCCTGTCTATGCGACAGCAATATGTTGACGCCGGAACATGGCCAGAAAATGGGATTCAGGTTGGGGACGATATTTTTAATGAATTCACCGGCCCGGCGCCAGCCGGAAAAATACGGGGTGTCGTAAACGAAAAGCCCGCCTGGGTCGATTTGCCTCCTCCCACGCCCGGGCAGTTAATTGATCAGGCAGAACAGAACAGGCTGGCGTTAAAAAATGAAGCGGACATCGAGATAGCATGGCGACAGGATGCGGTGGATGCTGACATCGCAACGGATAAGGAAGCCAGTGAGCTTGCAGACTGGAAAAAATACAGGGTGCTCCTGATGCGAATCGATACAACAAAAGCCCCCAATATTAACTGGCCTCCTAAGCCGGGCGCGCAGGCCAGCTGATATCCGGCGCGGTAGAGATGTCTGTGGCTTCCACCTCGTCAATATAATCCAGTGTGTGGTTCAGCCTGAGGGTTTCTTCACCCGTTAGTTTGCGACCTGCCTGTAGTTTTAACTGAATCACTGCAATTGATTGCATGGCGTCATCAATTAAAAGCTGGCGTTGCTGTTCGGCGAGCTTTAGCAGTTCTTCATAAGTTGGTTCAGGCAGATCAACCCATGCGGGCATACCATTTACGACACCGCGAATTTTACCCGGTGGCGGCATAGCAGAATAAACCTGAAATATCTCGTCGCTAACTTCTGTCCCATCGTCGGGCCAGGTCCCGGCGTCAATGTACAGGTGCTTAAGTGAGGTCGGGAAAAATGCGTTTTCATAGGCAGAAAATAAATAACTCATAGTCAATCCCCAATAGCTAAAAAGCTGGCGTTTCCCGGCTGGCGTTGATTTACCGAGGCCCATAAATTGCCCTTAAACCCTGTCTTTGTAATGGTGTTATACCCGGCGTAGGCACCTGTTCCGCTAACGGCAGCGCTGGTAAAAACCTGTCGTACAGTATTAGGAAAAGGTATCGGGAATAAGACTGTTGAATCCCCTGTCGCATCATTCCCGTATGAGCCCCACTGCAAAATTAAAATCTTTTTTGCGCCGTTGATAATGACCGGAAAATCAATGTGTCCGTTCCCTGCAATCAGCCCACCTATAACGCCAGCGAGAGCAATCTCTTTTAAACCAAGGTTTGCGGGATTTTCCTGCCATTTCTGATCGTGTTGGCCGTGCTAAAAAGGTTTCTGCCAAACCGTCATCAATGACCGTGCTCGATACAATGCGTCCCTGAAACTCAACGGATTAAGGGGTATTAAAATGCTGGTTGGCTACGTAAGGGTGTCAACAAATGACCAGAACACCGCGTTACAGAGAAATGCACTGGAGTGCGCAGGATGTGAGCTGATTTTTGAAGACAAAATAAGCGGTAAAACATCAGACAGGCCGGGGTTAAAAAAGCTTCTGAAAGCCCTGTCGCCGGGTGACACGCTTATCGTCTGGAAGCTGGATCGGCTGGGGCGAAGTATGCGCCACCTGGTCACCCTTATTGAAGAACTGCGCCAGCGGGGTATAAATTTTCGAAGCCTGACCGACAGCATTGATACATCCACGCCGATGGGGCGCTTTTTCTTTCACGTTATGGGCGCGCTTGCTGAAATGGAACGCGAGTTAATCGTCGAGCGTACCCGCGCCGGGCTGGATGCTGCCAGGGCGCAGGGCCGAGTCGGTGGCCGACGCCCGAAATTAACAGCCGAACAATGGGCGCAGGCCGGGCGGTTAATCGCTGCCGGTGAAACACGTCAGCGGGTGGCCCTGATTTATGATGTAGGTGTCTCGACCCTGTACCGGAAATTTCCCGCACAGCCGGGTGATGTTTCGTCGTTGTGCCAGTCTCAGACCAACCCTGATAAATAGCCCCTGAAATACGTGAACCTGACAATAGCACTTGCCCCTTAACCACGGAGTTAAACGGATGAGTGACTATCATCACGGCGTCCAGGTGCTGGAGATTAACGACGGCACCCGCGTCATTTCGACTGTATCAACCGCCATTATCGGCATGGTCTGCACGGCCAGCGATGCCGATGCGGCAACCTTTCCCCTCAACACACCGGTATTAATTACCCGCGTCCAGAACGCCATTGCGAAAGCAGGCAAAAAAGGCACCCTGCGCGCCGCGCTCCAGGCTATCGCCGACCAGGCAAAGCCGGTTGTTGTGGTGGTGCGTGTGGAGGAGGGCACCGGTGCAGATGCCGAAGCGCAGACCCTTTCCAACATCATCGGCACCACTGACGAAAACGGCAAATACACCGGGCTTAAGGCGCTGCTGAGTGCCGCAGCCGTCACCGGCGTTAAGCCGCGCATTCTTGGTGTGCCGGGCCTCGACTCGCTGGAAGTGGCGACGGCGCTCGCGCCGGTGTGTCAGAAGCTGCGCGCGTTTGGCTATGTCAGCGCGTGGGGCTGCAAAACCCTGTCGGAGGCCATCGACTATCGCGAGAATTTCAGCCAGCGTGAGCTGATGGTCATCTGGCCGGATTTTCTGGCATGGGACACCACGGCGAACGCCACCGCCACGGCTTACGCCACGGCGCGCGCGCTGGGCCTGCGCGCTAAAATCGACCAGGAGCAGGGCTGGCACAAAACCCTGTCTAACGTGGGTGTGAATGGCGTCACCGGCATCAGCGCGGATGTGTTCTGGGATTTGCAGGAGCCCGGCACCGATGCCGATCTGCTTAACGAGGCGGGCGTCACCACGCTTATCCGTAAGGACGGTTTCCGCTTCTGGGGTAACCGCACCTGTTCAGACGATCCGCTGTTCCTGTTTGAGAACTACACCCGCACCGCGCAGGTTATCGCCGACACCATGGCCGAGGGGCATATGTGGGCGGTCGACAAGCCCATCACCGCCACGCTTATCCGCGATATCGTTGACGGCATTAATGCCAAATTCCGCGAGCTGAAAACCGGCGGTTACATCGTTGATGCGACCTGCTGGTTTGATGAGGAGGCCAACGACGCCGAAAGCCTCAAGGCCGGGAAGCTGATTATTGATTACGACTACACGCCGGTGCCGCCACTGGAAAACCTGACCCTGCGCCAGCGTATCACCGATAAGTACCTGGCTGACCTGGTCTCCTCCGTCAACAGCAAGTAAGGAGCCTGTTAAATGGCAATGCCACGCAAGCTTAAGTTTATGAATGTGTTTCTTGATGGCTACAGCTATCAGGGGGTGGCGGCCTCCGTCACCCTGCCGAAGCTGACCCGCAAGCTGGAAAACTGGCGGGGTGCCGGGATGAACGGCGTCGCGCCGGTCGATCTCGGTCTTGATGATGAGGCTCTGTCGATGGAGTGGTCGCTCGGCGGCTTCCCCGATGAGGTTATCTGGGGGCTGTACGGTGCAGTGAATGCCGACGCCGTGCCGATCCGTTTCGCGGGCTCCTACCAGCGCGACGACACCGGTGAAACGGTGCCGGTTGAGGTGGTCATGCGTGGCCGCCAGAAAGACATCGACACCGGCGAGGCGAAACAGGGCGAGGACACCGAGGCGAAAATCTCTGTGGTCTGCACCTATTTCCGCCTTGAGATGAACGGTAAGGAGCTGGTCGAGATCGACACCCTCAACATGATTGAGAAGGTAAACGGCACTGACCGGCTGGAACAGCACCGCCGCAATATCGGTCTGTAATTTAAACCCGGCCAGCATGCTCTGGCCGGTTAAATCCTGACATTTAATCGCGAGAACCCCATGAGCAAAGAAAACGTAGTGACCCTGGAAAAACCCGTTAAGCGCGACGAGAAGGTGATTAACGAAATCACCCTGATTAAACCCACTGCCGGTACGCTTCGCGGCGTCAGCCTGGCGGCGGTGGCAAACTCCGAAGTCGACGCGCTGATTAAAGTGCTGCCACGCATGACGGCCCCGTCGCTGACCGAGCAGGAAGTCGCCGCGCTGGAGCTGCCGGATCTAATCGCGCTGGCCGGTCGGGTGGTCGGTTTTTTGTCACCGAGCTCGGCGCAGACTTCCCGGTAAAACTGACGGTCGATGACCTGATGGCGGATATCGCGGTGATCTTTCACTGGCCGCCATCAGAGTTATATCCCCTGAGCCTGACCGAGCTCGTCATATGGCGCGAAAAAGCGCTCCAGCGAAGCGGACACACGAATGAGCGATAACGTTAAATTACAGGTATTACTCAGGGCGGTAGACCAGGCATCGCGACCCTTCAAAGCGGTGCAGGCGGCAAGCCGCACCCTTTCGGGTGAAATTCGCGGGTCACAGAATGAACTCAAAGAGCTGAACGCCCGCGCCCGTCAGATTGAAGGTTTTCGCAAAACCAGCGCCCAGCTTGCGGTCACCGGTAATGCGCTTGAGCAGGCAAAAGCGCAGGCCGCCGCGCTGGCGCTTCAGATGCGCAACACCGCCAACCCGACGAACGCGCAGGTTAAAGCGCTGGAGAATGCCAGGCGAAGCGCGGCGGAACTGCAAACGAAGTTCAACGGCCTGCGCCTGTCGGTGCAGAACCAGCGCGGCGCACTGCAACAGGCCGGTATCGACACGCGAAATCTTTCCGCTGCCGAGCGCCAGCTACGCGGCAATATCGCGCAGACCACCGAAACGATGGAGCGCCAGCGCGCCGCCCTTGCGCGGGTCAGTCAGCAACAGGCGCGGCTTAACGCCGTCCGGGCACGGTACGAGCGGGGCAGGGAAATTGTCGCCGGTGCGCGTAACACCAGTGCGGCGGCGCTGGGACTCGGTACGGCGGGGCTGTTTGCCGGTAGTCGCATGATTGCCCCCGAAGTGCAGGCCGAAAAAAGCGGCGCGTTAATCGCCGCGCGTCAGGGCGAGGACAGCGGTGCCGGGGCGCAGTATACCCGCGTGATTAAGGATGTCAGCGCATCCGGGGTCAGTGAAGATATTGAGCGGATCACCGACGCCGTGTCGGCGGTGCGCAGTACCCTCGGCACAATGGGAAATGTGGGTGAGGCGGAGTTAAACCGCATCACCCGTAAGGCGCTGGATATGCAGACCGCGTTTGGCAGTGAAGCCGCCGAGAGTATCCAGATTGCGGGCATCATGATGAAAAACGGCCTCGCAAAAGACAGCGATGAGGCGCTCGATCTCATCGTGTCCGGTATGCAGCGGGTTTCCGCGCAGATGCGCGGTGAGATGCCGGAAATTCTGCATGAATATTCCACCCATTTTCGCAATATGGGTTTCAGCGGTGCGGAAGCGATGTCGCTGCTTGTTGATATGTCGAAACAGGGCAAATTTGCCCTGGATAAAACCGGCGACGCCATCAAGGAATTTTCGATCCGGGGCTCGGATATGTCGAAAAACAGCGTCGCGGCGTATCAGCAAATCGGTCTTAATGCCGGGAAGATGTCAGCGGCCATCGCCAGCGGCGGAGAAAAGGCGCGCGTGGCGATGCAGAAAACCGCGCGCGGCCTGCTGAAAATAAAGAACCCGGCAGAGCGGGCCAACGCGGCGATTGCCCTGTTTGGTACGCCCATTGAAGATTTGTCCATTGACCAGATCCCGGCGTTTCTCGGGGCACTGGCCGGGGTGAAAAACCAGCTCGGTGACGTCAGCGGCGCGGCGGAGGAGATGGGTAACACGCTGCGCGATAACCTTTCGGGGGATGTGGAACGGTTGCAGGGCGCATTTTCCGGGCTTCGCCTGAACGTGTTCACCGGCATGAATGACCAGCTTCGCAAACTCACCCGGACCGCGACGCAGTGGCTTGGCAAGCTCAACACCTGGGTGAAAGCTAACCCTGAACTGGTGACAAAAATCGTCCTGGTGGCGGGCGCGGTCACGGGGCTCGTTGCCGTGCTGGGTGGCGTGGGTCTGGTGCTGTGGCCGGTGATGGCGGGCATTAACGCCCTGATTGCCGGGGCGGGCCTGCTGGCGACCGGTTTCAGCATCGCCGGGACAACCATCGCCACCGCCATCGGCGCAATTGCCTGGCCGGTGGTGGGCGTGGTGGCGGCCATCGTCGCCGGTGCGCTGCTCATCCGTAAATACTGGGAACCGATAAGCGCCTTTTTTGGCGGCGTGGTGGAAGGTTTGCGGGCGGCATTCGGGCCGGTGGGTAACATCTTCGCGCCGCTGGGTCCGATGTTCGACACGCTCGGCGGCGGGCTGCAAAAAATCTGGCAGTGGTTTAAGGAATTAATCGTGCCGGTGAAATCGACCCAGGACACGTTCAACAGTTGCCGTGATGCCGGGGTGATGTTCGGTCAGGCGCTGGCCGATGCGCTGATGATGCCCCTTAACGCCTTTAACAAACTGCGCAGCGGGATTGACTGGGTACTTGAAAAGCTGGGCGTGATTAACAAGGACGCCGCCACACTCGACAAGACTGCCGCGAAAGCGAACGCCGCCACCCAGGGCGGCGGCTATGTGCCGGTCACCGGGGCATATGGTGGTTATCAGGGCTACCAGCCGGTGACGGCACCGGCTGGCCGATCATATATCGACCAGAGTAAAAGCGAGTACAACATCACGCTGGCGGGTGGTGCTACGCCGGGGGGCAACCTGACGCAGCAACTTCGCGAGGAGCTGGAGCGTCACGAACGTGAAAAACGCGCCCGCGCCCGTGCCAGCATGACCCACGACTGAGGAGACAAATCATGATGCTCGCCCTTGGAATGTTTGTGTTTATGCGCCAGACGTTGCCTTATCAGACGCTGCAACGTGATGCGGAATACCGCTGGCCGTCAAACCCCCGCGTCGGTAAGCGCGATGCTTTCCAGTTTCTTGGCCCCGGTGAGGAAACTGTTACGCTTGCCGGGGTGCTTTACCCGGAGCTGACCGGCGGAAAGCTGACCCTGACAACGGTGCGCCTGATGGCGGAGGAGGGGCGCGCCTGGCCGTTGCTGGACGGCACCGGCACGATTTACGGGATGTACGTTATAAACAATGTCAGTGAAACCGGTGCTCTGTTTTTCAGTGACGGAACGCCACGCAAAATCGACTTTACCCTGAAGCTCACCCGTGTGGATGAATCCCTCGCGGCCATTTACGGCGACATTGGCCGCCAGGCTCAGTCGCTTGTCGGTAAGGCTGGGGACATGGCGAAAGGGCTGACCGGATTAATGGGGGCGGTCTGATGCTTGATATGCTGACCGGCAACGCGGGCGGGGTGCGCACCCCCGCCTTTATGCTGACCATCAACAGCCGGGATATTACCGGCAATATCAGCGACCGGCTGATAAACATGACGCTGACCGACAACCGGGGGTTTGAGGCCGACCAGCTCGACATCGAGCTTAATGACGCTGACGGCCTGGTCGAACTGCCGATCCGGGGCGCGGTGCTGACGCTGTTCATTGGCTGGAAAGGGGAGGCGCTCACCGGTAAGGGGAGTTTTACCGTTGATGAAGTTGAGCACCGGGGCGCGCCGGATGTGGTGACCATCCGCGCCCGCAGCGCTGATTTTCGCGGGACGCTCAATTCACGCCGCGAACAGTCCTGGCACGACACCACGCTAGGGGCCATTGTGGAGGCTATCGCCGCGCGCAACAAACTGGCCGCAGGCGTCACGCCGGAGCTTGCCGGGATTAAAATCCCACATATCGACCAGTCGCAGGAGTCCGATATTAAATTCCTGACCCGTATTGCTGAGCGAAACGGCGGCGAGGTGTCGGTGAAAATGGGGAAACTACTGTTTCTCAAAGCGGGGCGGGGGGTGACCGCCAGCGGCAAGCCGATCCCGCAGGTGACCATAACCCGCAGCGATGGCGACCGGCATCAGTTTGCCATTGCTGACCGGGGAGCCTACACCGGCGTGACGGCAAAATGGTTACACACCAAAGATCCGAAGCCGCAGAAACAAAAAGTTAAGCTTAAGCGCAAGCCTAAACCACCCAAGCCCGGCGCACCGGCGCACCCGAAAGCGAAGCCGGTCAAAGTACCCGAGGCGCGTCAAGGCGAATATATGGCCGGGGAGGCTGACAATGTGTTTGTGCTGACAACCATTTATGCCACCAGAGCCCAGGCGATGCGCGCCGCCCAGGCCAAATGGGATAAATTACAGCGCGGTGTGGCGGAGTTTTCGGTAAGCCTGGCATATGGCCGCGCTGATCTGTATCCGGAAATGCCCGCGCAGGTATCGGGTTTTAAGCGGGTGATTGACGATCAGGCGTGGGTTATCACAAAGGTGACACACTCACTGAACAACAGTGGTTACACGACAGCACTGGAATTTGAAGTAAGGATTTTAGATGTTGAGTACGAAAACGAGGATTAA